GGCCCTCGGGCCCGTCTGAAGAATCAGCGATGGTTCTTCCTAAATTTAGCTACAATCGAGCCCAGGACAACCAATCCGTGAGCTTTTGCTCAAGTTTGTTGGTCCCCAAGTGAGCTAATGAAACTCACCTCTGGTATACAACATCCGACCCGTGCGACCTGCACGAGGGATTGGACCTGGGTACTTAATTGTACAACTCGTTGTAGCTAGTTTGTGTCGCAGTCGCAGTGTAGACTTTGTCTACAACACAAATTAACCATTTGGAGGTTCGCAAGACTATGTCATCTACTCGCTTCCGTGAGCGGATTCAGCCGTCTCCTTCTGGAGACAAGCTAGTTAAAATGGGCTCCTATTTCGTTGAAAGAGGAGACCTGGGTTCTCAGGATTGGAAATTTAATTCCTATCTTGAGTCCTCCACTTGGCTTCCCTACAAGAGTGGTGAATCGTGCGTGGATCAACTCCACGCCGGTCCGCCATATCATGAAGGGGGCCCGTTCCGGAAGATTAAAATCGAGTATAAGGTGCCCGGTAACGGGCAGTTGGGGGTTGGGAGCTTGATTACGAACTTTAAACGGTCTTTATGGCCGGATTTTGGTCGTATCAAGTACACAGGTGTTTGTAACCTGAATATGTCCTGGCCTGGTAGCATCGATATGATACATCTCGGTGCTAACCTTGCCCAGAACTCCCCTTTAATTCCCTCAACGTCTAGTCTTGATGGCGCAGCTTGGGATCGTACCAAGCCTAAGATTGAGCAGGGTGGACTTTTTGTAGCACTTGCTGAGATACGTGATGTACCTCATATGCTCAAGAAGTCCGCTGAGGCGTTCCACGATGCGTGGAGTCTCCTCAGCAAGAAGTCATCTTGGAGACAAGCTCCCAAGATAGCTTCCGACCATTTTCTCAATCACAACTTCGGTTGGGTCCCTTTCCTAAAAGACGTTAATGACCTTATTTCTAATGTCAAAAACGCCAATGACCGTATCGGTCGTTTAACGAACGAAAACGGTAAATGGATAAGGAGACGCGCCATTCTTGTAAATCAACGGGATGTTGCCACCATCAATAAGGGAGCCGGATGGTCTATCTGGCCCACTGATGATGACTGGCTCAACATTTCCGGCGGGCATTACCAACAACCCTCCTGGGAAATCCAGGAGGAGAAGTGGACGCACGCTGAATCTGTTGGTTCATTCCGTTATTATTTGCCGGAGTTTGACAAGAGTTCCGATGATTATTTCGGCGCTCTGAACACGGTGAAGCGTCAAATTGACCTTCACGGTGCTCGCGTCAATCCGTCAAATATTTACAAAGCGATACCTTGGACTTGGCTTGTTGACTGGGTCTCTGGTGCTGGGCGAAATATTCAAATCGCACAGGACCAAACCATGGACAACATGGCAGCCCGCTATCTGTATCTTACTCACCACCAGGTTTCGACGCTAACTTTGAGGAATACTATTCCTTTTAATGCAGCGTCGGGTGGGACTAAGGTCTTTGAGTTCACACAGTTAACTGATGTGAAACAAAGAAGAGAAGCAGAAAGTCCATATGGTTTTAGCCTGCCTTGGAGCGGTTTGTCTCCAAAGCAATTGGCGATCCTTGCTGCTCTTGGCATCTCCAGAAAGTCATAATAAACACTTTCTGTGTGTCAATCAGCTTGGATCTATCTGCCTTATGTCTCAGAAAATCTAGGATAGGATTAGGCTACCTACCTAGACCACATAAGGATTAACCCGCCTAACTCTTTAGGAGGTCAACCACGAATGTTTTCCGATCCACAATCCGTTACCGTTAATGCTGTTGCTCAATCGATGCCTCGAGTGCAAACTCAAGGTAGAGAATCGACTTATCAGAAATCTGATCAGACGTATACTCTAACGATTGGGTCAATCCAGTCTAAGGACCGGGTTAATACCCGTGTCCGGCTGGATCAGAGAAAAGTCGTCGCAGATCCATTGACTGCTGTCAATGACTACGAGACTCTCTCTGTTTCGCTACTCATTAATCGGCCCCTAGCGGGGTTTTCGATGACTGAGTGTGAACAGCTTATAGCCGGTTTTAAAACTTGGCTAGATAATACTGCCATCGACAAACTTTACGGGCAGGAGTCTTGAACCGATTATGGTTCTCGGCTCCACGTCTGGATTGGTGCTTGTAATAGTGATTTAATACTATTACATTCGCTCCTTTCCATGCGCCGTTAAGTCGACTGGTTTTCAGTATTTGGTATCGGATATGCCTGGTATCAATATTGATTCCAGGTTGGCAGACACTTCGCGGCTTGATGATTACCCCCGATTTGGAGGAATCATGAAAAGCAACGTAAGTGACCTTTTAGGAGTCATGCATGCCCTCTATGAGGATGCTTGCATGAAGTGCGTCGCTGATGTCTCCGATTTACGTGATCTTGAAACCATAAGATCACGAGTCAAACATGAAGGTATATCGTTTTTGACGATTACCCTTCCCCAGTTTGGCCGAGACTTCGAGAGAAGCTTAGCCGAAGGGATAATTGACTCATCGTATTTTCGGAGTTTCCGAAAATGCGGATCAATCCCTGCATTTTTGCAAGGTATGATCAGTCAAATGTTTGACCGAGAGACAGGAAGGATTTATGACAAAAACAACCCCCCGAAAGGGATTGATGTTCAAGAGTTTCCCGTTATTGTCGATTCTGTCCGGCAGATTTGCCGGGCATTCGCCAAAATCGAGATCGACTGTACCCCTGATAGGGTTCAGTCAGCCCTTGACAACTTTGTCACAATTGAGCAGTCTTTTTCAGATTTTCAACTCCAAGAAGAAGACCAGCAAGAGTTTCTCTTGGCTGCTTCTGTGCTATGGGATCCTGTCGTTAGTGCTATTGCACTTTCCGACTGTGACCCCAGGCATGGTCCTGGAGCTACTGCAGAACATATTTCTGGAAATCAGAAGTATGTATGGCAGGAGTGGTACGAACGTCTGGAGCCTTATTTCCCTCTTATTGGAAATGGCTATCCTTGTGGATTGCCTCCAAATTCAGAGGAGCTCCAAATGGTGTCGTTCGTGTCCACGGAAGCGGAACGCTCGGTTCGAGTTGTCCCGGTTCCGAAAACTCTGAAAAGTCCCCGGATCATCGCCATTGAGCCTTGTTGCATTCAATATGTGCAGCAAGGGATATCGAGAGCCTTAGTTAAGGCTATCGAATCTTCTAAAATTGCTGGAGGCCATGTGAATTTCACTGACCAAACCATCAATCAGAACTTAGCTTTGATCGCGTCGGCTACGGGTCAATATGCAACTATTGATCTTTCCGATGCTAGTGACCGAGTTCCTTGGTCCTTAGCTCGTGAGATGTTTAGATGCCATCCCGATTTTCAGGATGCTATCGACGCATGTAGATCGACTAGTGCTGAACTTCCGGATGGGAGGATTATCTCCCCCCTTAAGAAGTTCGCATCTATGGGTAGTGCTCTCTGTTTTCCGGTGGAAGCCATGTACTTCTACACGATCTGTGTAGTGGCTCTCCTCCGGGCACAGAACCTTCCTGTGACATTCCAGAATGCCTTTAAGGTATCCCGGGATGTCTATGTGTATGGGGACGATATTATTGTCCCAAACACATATGCGACCATTGTGCTCGATTACCTACAAAAGTATAATTGTAAGGTAAACCTCAACAAGACTTTCGTTAACGGATGTTTTCGAGAGTCTTGCGGTGTTGACGCTTATGCGGGTGAACTGGTAACACCGGTTTACGTACGCAGAACACGTCCTGAGCACAAGCGACAAGTGTCGGAACTCTTGTCTTGGGTTGCTACGTCTAACCTCTTCTATAAGAAGGGTTATTGGCGTACAACTAGCCTTATGAGGAAACTCATTAGGAAGGTCGTAGGCGATTTGCCCTACGTCTCCGAAACAAGTCCCGCACTTGGCTATACCTCATTCTTGGGCTATCGTTCCGCCGAGAGGTGGAATGATAGGTTCCAACGTCTAGAAATAAAGGCGTGGATCCCAAGCCCGGTTCGTCGCACTGACGACATCGGGGGGTATAGCGCTCTAGCTAAAAGCCTCCAGGCTATCACGGATCGGAAAGATCCGTGGTCTCCTCGGAGTGCTCTTAACTTGGAGCACTTCGCACTGCGCCACGCGGTTGTACTACTACGTGGCTGGGCGCCCGCCTACATTTAGGCGGGCAATGGTGGTATTCCACCACCTCAGCTGGGT